TTCCATACCTCCGGTATTAAGACCACTAGCATTGACTCTAATAATATTATCACCAATTTCTACAGTAGTACTGTTAACTGTTGTAGTAGTACCTTGTACTACTAAATTTCCACCAACAGTAATGTTTCCAGTAGTAGTAATAGAATTAATAGAAGTAATATTCTTGTTAGAATCAAGCACCAAAGCCCTTCCTGCACTAGCAGTTCCGGCAGATACTCCAGATAAATATGCTAACTCATTAAGAGATACAATAGCTGAAGCGTCTGAAATATTACTCCAACTATGAGTATGTCCTACCAAAGACACACCAGTTGTGTCGATATACATCTTATCATAAACACTATCATAAGTAAGAAGTATGCCCGTTCTACCAACAACCTCTGTTGTGGCGATATTACCCAGGTCCGTAATTAGAGAGCTAGGAATCCCGGTAATCGCAATGGTATGGCTGCCAGCGTTATTTACTACTCCAATACCACTAGTACCAGTTAAACTCTTTACTCCTATAAGTCCACTTACTACACTATTAAAGTTTGTGATATTAGCTGCTAGATGAGTATGTCCGCTAACACTAACAGGGACATTACCAACCTGTAAAGAGCTAAAATTACCAGTACCATTAGGAATTGTTATAGAACCGGTGAATGTCGGACTGCTGAGAGGAGCGTAAATACCATTTACTAAACCACTAACAGCACTATTAAAGTCTGTAACATCGGTAGACTGGATAGAAGGATCACTTAAACTAACTGTAACAACTTTAGATGTATTATTATAACTAACTGCTACTCCACTAACACCACTAATAGTAGATCCAACAACATCTTTTACAGCATTGGTGTCTAGGCCCTCTGAGGATATTACAAATCCTTTGTCTCCGGTTGGAGTAACAGATATATTGGTTCCAGCAACTAGACTTTTAACTGGTAATAGTCCACTCACACTACTATTAAAATCTGTCACCTGAGAAGAGCCAATACCCGTAACAGCTATTCTTACAGGGATACCGGAGTTTGATGTGAAACTAACCCCAATACCACTAACTCCAGTCAGATCATTAGACGATGGTAATATTGAGGAATATGCTAAACTATTCCATGAGGTTAGACCATCACCTATCTTGTATCTTTTTGTGTCTGTTTCAAAACCCCATTCACCAGCACTAAGAGTTGAATTGGCAACTCTCCATTCGCTTGCTGTGCCTCTACGAACTTGAATTAATGTTTGAACAGACATTTGTCATCTCCTAATAATTATTATGGTGAACCACAATCAATACTATATTGGTCTATAAAGTTACTTAAATAAGAATCTAAACCTAAAATATCACTAGCATATACAACAGTACCAGCATATCCAACAGTAATATCTACACTTTTATCTGAAGAAGTCTCAATAGTCAAATTATTAAAAGTATTAGCTATAGCAGTTTCTATTTCGAGAGTATGCTTAGTATCAAAAATTTCTAATGTAAAATTGCTCATGTGTTATCACATTCCAAAAGATCTGTAGATTGACTAAATCTCTTGCCGATAGTTGCTGTTCCAAAAAGTAAACGACTAATATATTTGCCTCCACCAGTATACAAATCGTCATCGCTTTGTAATTCTAGGTCATACTTAGCCGTATTAAAAGCAAAAGAATTGGTTGTACTAGCTGGTATAAGCAGAGTCAGTTTACCTAGCTCTGGTTCTATCGTAAATTTATATACGGTATAATCTAAATTATCTGTAGTAAAAGCCTGTGTAATATTAGTGTTGGTTTTCCAGGTTAGTCTAGCACACCAATTACTTAAATTAATAATGTTGCCATTCTCATCTTTATAGACTAATGTTAATCTAAAAGACGAACCTTGTTCGATAATAAAATCGTATTTACTAGCTGCCATAATCTGCCCTAAATAGATTTTTATGTAAGATATTCATAGTTTAATACACCTTGGAACTATAACTATGCTGAAAAGCATATGTATAAAAAAAAAGACAGGCCAGCGAATACTGGCCCATCTTCTTTTGATTAATTATTGACGATCACTAAATTATAGTGCGCCAACGAGAACTCTGCGGTTGTCAAGAACAGCAAAGCCTAGTTCGGCCCAGCCGTAGAAACCAGCTCTCTTCTGACGATGTAGTGTATCGTCTTCAAAGATCTGAACTTCTTGACGAACTGGCATAATGAAGCTGTCTCTCTTGCGAAGATCAAGACCAACAACAACTTCGGTCTTACTTCCTGGAAGACTTGCTCCAAGCGTGTTGGAATAGAACAACTGATACTGTTGTCCAACACCTAGTTCATCTAGGTCATGAAGATTGACACCGAATACTCTGTTGAGACTGCCATCGGCAGCTGTGTAGATTTCTCTACGAGTAACTTCGTCAACCTGATCAAGACCCCAGTTACGAATATCTTCCATAGCTTCTGGAGAAACATAAAGATCTGTTAGGAGACCTCTATTGGCACTGGTACTGTTACCACCACCATTTCGACGCATAACAGTCTTCATGAGACTCACTAGTCTCTTTGTGAACTGACTTGAGCTTGCATCACTATCATATACTACGATGTTGCGATCAACACCAGCAGCCAAGATAGTGTGCCAGCCGTCGTCATTCATCTTCTTAACGAAAGAAGCTTCTAGAACTTCCATAGCACGACCAACAACGTCCCAACGAGCATCGCGGGCATACTTTAGGAGATAGTCGATGGATGCACCAACATCATATGTTGGGACCATGACGTAATCGCCTTCAACATGGCGCTCTGGAATATATCCATGGTTGGGGATTGTATAGGCAACAAAGTCTTTTTCTGTGCCAGGAGCTAGAAAATCAAGAGGAAACTCTGGAGTAGCACTTTGAGCTAATTGAATTGGCTCGAAAATACCGTCTAGGATATCTCCACTTAAAACTCCTCTGCGAAGAGGTAGTTCAAGAGCTTTTGCAAATTCAGCATTAGCAGCAAGAGCGACCTCTCTATTTGGCGAACCAGAACGAACAAGAAGATCTGTTAACTCTGGTGTTGGTTGAAATCTTTCGGTTTTGGCTGACATGTGTTTATCTCCCTGTTATTGAAAAATGATTAAAGGTTAACTGATACTTTGACGTAGCCGTCGGTATCTTTGGCGCTAAGGAATTGACCAATCTTAACAGCATTCGTACTACTTGTTCCAATCAAGCCACTAGCACCAACATAAGCATCAGCACCAGCAGAAGGAGTGATAGCAGCAACTAACATATTTGTTGTAACCTGACCAACACGAAGCACGGTGACCTTGCCACCAACTTGTGTCTCGTCTTTGTGCCAGTTGATGTGCTGTCTGGTTAGATCAAGGTTAACAACATCATTCAATAGTAGGCCAACTGGCTTGGCGCCAGAAGCAACCGCAGCATAAGCAACAACAGCATTAGCGTCGTCCATTGAAACGCCAACACCACTGGTGGCTGTTACAACACTGACAACACCACCACGCTCGGCTGTTGTGTTCATGAAAAAGGAAACATCAGTTAAAAGTTCAACACGATCTGGTTTTAGAGCCATTGTAAAATCTCCATTAAAAGTGAGTTATTTGTTATTCTTTTTGCCTAGTTTGCTACATACGAATTCGACCAAAGCAGCTCTTGTTGAATCCACTTGGGATTCTGTTTCGCCGCCGACGCTCAAATTAACAGACTCATCTTCTTCAGCCTGCTCCAAAACCTGGGAATCGGCATTATCAGACGAGGCTTTGGGCTTATCTTTCTTCTCTTTGTCGTCTTCCTTATCCTTCTTGTTTAACCAAGGAGGTAATTTGCCAGCAAAGAGTGATGTCATAGCCTCAAAAGAAACATCATCAAGAGACTCAAATTTATCTACTGTAGCAGAGGCTGCTTCGTTATCAAAGCCAACCTCAACAAGAGAAGCCATACGTTTCATTTTCTTTTCTTTCTTGGCCATCTCTTCTTCTTTCATTTTATAGCCAGCAATGACTTCATTGGCGGCATCAAGCTCAGACTTGACTTTTGTCATTTCTTCGTCTTTAGCTTTCTTTTCTTCGTCCATTTTCTTAGCAGCTTCAGCCAACATTTCTGTTTGAAGCTTCTCGATTTCTTGTGCTAGTAATTGTGCAGCCTGCTCTTTGATCTGAGCAATTTCACTGTCTTTGGCAGCAACAACTTCTGCAAGCTCTGCTTGTAGTTTTTCGTTTGCTGTTTTAAGTTCAGTTACTTGCGCAACGACTTCTGTTGTAGTTTCTGTATTTGCCATTACAACCCCTTCTTTAGCTGCACTCATAGTTAAAATCTCCGAATTAGTATTGGATTGAAAATTTAATACACCTGAATTGACAATTTCTTCATTTTTTTCTTCAAAATTATCAATTATTGTTTCTGGTTCTGGTTCTGATTTAATAATCATATTCTTAGAAAAGATTATACTATCTTGATTAGCTGGTTTGTCAACATAACCCTTACCAGTAAAGGTAATATTTCTTAGAACTCTACCTATTTTATAGTCTTCATGTTCACCAAGACCACCATATGCTCGCAGGTACTTTGTTAGGTATGCTGTTTCATTATTTCTGCTAAGAATTTTGTATTCTCCGCTAGCTTTATTTAAAACACCATAATCAAATCCCTTAAAGAAACATTCCATACTAACGTACTTTGATCCACTTTCGATTTCTGCAATCAGCTTTTCTGATCTTTCTCTGAGTTCTGGAGTAGTAAAGCCCTTATAAATAACAGAACCAGTTAATATATGATATTTTTCTGGTAAATTATCTACCGGAGTATTTTCGTCGATTAGTATGCCATCTTCTGTAATTGGCCAATTAGAAATAATATGACCAATAATAGTTTCTTCATTGTGTTCGAGATTGGTAGGCTTATGTTCTGGAGTATTCCTAGCATTCCATACTTCTAGTTTATCAAATATATCATCATTTTTATTCCATGATGACGATACTAGAATGGACTGAACATAGTATAAGTCTTCATCGCTAAACGACGCTATGCTCTTTAGATATTTAATATCCTTATTAGCTCCGTTGTATGGCAGTGCCACACTAGCATAAGAAATTGAGGCGGATGCTTGAAGAGCCGAAGCTAAACCATCTGCTTTTTCTTGTTCAAATATTTGCATAGTTTTTACCTTAGTTATTTGGCTGACTGGTTATACACCATATCATAGAAAGAAGCCTTAGCTTGTTTGATTTCATCAACTGTTAATTCTCTGTTTATATCTATCGAAATTAATTTTAACCAACTATAATAGTTATTAATTAAATTATGGTCAATAGGTTCACTTATCTGTTTAACTATTTCTGCTTCACTAATATTAGAGTATGGATTAAATTTAAACAATATATTTGTTTTTAAGTCTTCTAATTGTTTATTTTCTATATTGGATAAGCTACGAATATTCTTTTTATTAAAAAACTCTAGTAATATTGGGTTAATAATTTCGCCAATATCTTCTTGTGCTGCTGTAGCCCACAATCTTAATGAAGCACCTGTTCTTGGACTGAATGTTCTGTCTTTTCGTTTTTCACTATCTTTAGATAGTTTGGGTCTTCCTTCTCCAGCTTCTTTAGGAAGCTTGTCTGGTGATGGATTAGTTGATCCCGGCGGCATTTTAGGAGGAGTTAAGGCTTGTTTTAATTCTAGAGCATTTTTTTCTCCAGACTTTTTAGGATCTAGCTCAAGACCAACTTGACTAGGAGCAGCTATACCAAGCTGTAAAGAAATTTTACGCAAAGCGTTTTCAAATTGTGGATCATGCCATGGTCCAGATTTTGGTATCATCCTTTCAGCTGCCCTATCTCTGCTTTCACGATTAAGTCTTGATCTCTCAATGTCTGGATCAAAACCAAATCTTGTTTGCAACAACTCATCGCTAATAACATTTCTGTCAGCTAGTTGTATTAGTAATGCCTTTTCGCTATCTTCGTTACTAAGATCCATTCTATCAAATTCAATTTTAGCAGGATATTTGAAACCCATTGCTTTCTGTACAATTGCAATTTCTTGTTCCCAAAATTGTATTAAAACATCTCTGCCATATTGTAGTCTTTGAGTGAGGGTCTTTAGAGAAATGAAATTGTTTGTTGTTCCAGCAGCACCAAACGTTCCTGTTAGTGTTGGAGGAATTCCCAGGCCAGCATATACCGAATTCAAGTGAGGAATATATTTACCCTCTCCAAGAAAATTGTGAACGTTAGTATTTGATTCGACCAGTTCAATATCTGGCCCCCAAATCAAGT